TTTTTTAATATTGTAACTAATTAACGACAGCAAATATGGATGCAGATATCAATGACTTGTTTGAAGGACTTCAAATAATGTCGGCAGAAGAACTAAATTCAGCAGTAGAATCAAAAAATGAAGACGGAGAATCTTCAGTAGATTTGACAGAAGAATTTACACTAACACCAGTAGCGGCAGAAACAGGAGACGATGCTACTACTAAAGAAAGTAAAGCTACTCAAGTAGTAGCAGCAGAAACAAAAGATTCAGGTTCTAACGAGAACAAGAATGAGATAGTTTACAAAGCATTAATGAAAGAACTTGTTACAGCAGGAGTCTTGACTATCGAAGAGATGGAAAAGTTAGACGAAATGCCAGGAACATTTGATTCTATTAAAGATTTAGTAAACAAAACAGTTGAAACAAATTTTAAAGCCAAAGAAGAAAATTGGAGAAAAGGTATGTCACCTGCAAAGAAAAGATTTTTAGAAATCGAAGATGCATTTGACGAAACTGACCAAGCAATTTTAATGGCACAGAGATTAGAGTTCTTTGATAGTGTTGGAGTAGATGATATTAAAGCAGATGAAAATTTGCAGAAACAAATCTACTACGAACAATTAAAAGCTAAAAACTTCTCAGATGCAGATGCACTAGAAGCTATAGACGATGCCTTGGCAGTAAATAAATTAGAGGAAAAAGCTTTGAAAGCAATTCCAGAATTAAAGACCCAAGCGCAATCAGTTATTCAAGAGTCTAGAAGTACAAAAGAACTAAAGACTAAAGCAGCTCAAAAAGCACAGACAGATGCATTTGAGAATTTATTAGGACACATTGATACAAGAGAATCTTTCATCGATGGCTTAAGTCTAAATAAAATTGCTAAAGATAAATTAAAGAGCAATATAGTAAACCCAGTATACACGGACCCTAAATCAGGAAAAGAGTTTAACAGTTTAATGTATAAACAACAAAGAAATCCTGTAGAGTTTGAAATGTTAATTAACTACTACGATACTATGGGATTATTTAATTTAGATAAAGAAGGTAAGTTTAAACCAGATATTGCTAAATTAAAAGCAGTTGCTAAGACTGCCGCTATTAACGAATTAGATAAAGTAATAGCAGCTGAAGAGCAAAGAGGAGTAGGTAGAAATACCTCAATGGAAACTTCTCAAAAAACAGAAGGAATACTAAGTTTGCTTGAGAGAGCAACTAAGGGAAATAAATAAATTATTCGTTTAACAATTAATAACAAAACAAAAAAATGGCTCAATTACTCCCATTACAACGGTATGAAGCTAAAGACTACAATGGATTGGTTACAGATAACCACTTCCACGCTTTGTATCAACAAAAGCCTCAATTGATTAGTAATGTTATCAAGCAGATATACAAAACTAACTTGCAAGGTAAACTACGTGAATTCGTAGATCGTTTCCCTGTTAAAGAGGTGGAACAAGAAAATGGTTTCTACAACTGGATGTTGCAAGGTCAACACGACAAGAATCTTCCTCTAGTAGATGCTGAAACAATTGACGGACGTACTATTTCTGCAGGGACTTTCCCAGCAAATGTTGGTGCTAACGGAGAACGTTTCTATTTAATCTTTGACGAACCGTTGTTTGAAGAAACTAACGTACTTCGTGGAGAAGTAGATGATTACCACTTGTTGGTTAAGAAATCTATGGATGCAGGTTCTCGTTACAAAGTTGAAGTTGAATTAGTAACTGATAACTCTACTAAGTCTGTTCCTTCTGAGGAATTGTCTATCGGAGGTCGTTGGTCTAAATTCTACTCTTTGTCTCCATCTACTCTATCTTACCAAGGTGCTAAGCCGTATTTTACATCTCCTTGGAGAATGGAAAATCGTCCTTCTACATTGCGTATGGAGTATGAAGTTGCAGGTAACACTATCAACAAAGGTAAAAACGAACCATTAGAGTTTGGATTTAACTACAAAGGTCAACAAGAATCAATCTGGATTAACTACCAAGATATGGTAGCACATCACCAGTGTGAAGAAATGTTTGCTCGTATGTTGATGTACGGTAAGAAAAACTGGACAGCTGACCACAAATACTTAAACAAAGATGACAAGACTAAATATGCTATCGAATCAGGTGCAGGTTTCTTCGAGCAAATTGCTCCATCTAATGTTCACTACTATAACTCTTATGACCTTGACTGGCATTTAGAATTGTTGTTAGATATGGGTGTTGGTAAAATTGAAAGAGGTAAGCGTGTAATTCACTTGTTAACAGGAGAATTTGGTGCTATTGAAATCTCTAAGCAAATCCAAGCTAAATCAGGAACAGGGAAATTCACAGTAATTTCTGATAAATTCTTGATGTCTAACACAGATGCAGGTAACTTAGGTGGTAAGAACACTAAAGGTTTAATGGAACCACAGTGGAACGTGTACGAATGGTACAACGGAGTTGTTATCAAAGTTGAAATCGTTGATTTCTTCGATGATGATGTTTACTTCCCACAACGTCACCCAGATGGTAAAGGTCTTGTTGAATCACACAGAATCCTTGCTTTGGATTATGGTGACAATGCAGGTATCTACCGAGTTAAACCAAAAGGAGTTCCAGATTACAACTGGGCATATATCCCAGGTATGAGAGATCCTTTCTCTCCTGCAGGTAAAGGTTCACCAAAAATGGTAGCTTCTCCAGTAGACGGTTACTCAGTACACTTCCAGAAGTGGGGTGGATTGATGATCGAAGATCCTACAAAAGTAGTAGATTTACGTCTTTCAGTAGAAAGATAAAAACTATAGAAAATGATCCCCTCGGAGTTGAACGCCTCGAGGGGACATTTTTAATAAAGAGAATTAATTAAGACAGCAAAAATGGAAACAGCAAAAATTGAAAAACAAGTTTATGGAACTTTTCTACAAAATAGAATCGTATCTGTAAAACCAGTAGAATCATCGGGTAAATGGAGTACCTTATTAGTACAAGGACAGGACAACAAAAAAGATCCTTTCATGTACAATAAAACAAAACGAAGTTTCCAAGTTCCGCTTAATAACGCTAACTTGGGAGGTGGAGTAAAAGTAATTTTGGACGATCAAAAGAGAGTTAAAGTTCAAAAATACATAGAGTCTTTTCCTAATGGAATGACTCAAAAAGAGTTCTTTGAAAAAGAATTAGGTGTGGATTTAAACCCAACACTTAAGCAGGAGGAAAACTTCTGGAGAACAGATAGAAGAGGACGTGTAGTACTTACAAAAGAAGGTACAACATTAAATCTTAATCAGTCTTTAGATATGTTAAAATATCTTATATTGTTAGCTGATAAAATGCGTGTATCACCATCTTATGATGATAGAACATTAAAAGCTACTTATGAGTTTATGATTGTAGACGAAAGCAAAGTAACTACTAAGAAATTAGAAGAAGCAAGCGTTAAAGCAAATGCTTTTGTTAAATATGCAGAAATTACAAACAGTAAGCCAGCTACAATAGGATTTATCAAATCTCTTGGTAGAACTATACCTGCAACTGCAAGTGACGAATGGTTGAAGAACGAAGTATTAAATATTGTGGATAGTAATCCTACATATTTCTTAGAAATCGTTAATCACCCACAATACACTGAAAGAATTTTTGTACAAGAAGCTGTAGAAGCTGGTGCAATTATTCGTAAAGGTGAAAAAAGATACACGCTTGACAATGGTTCTGAGTTAGGAGATATGACAGATGTTATTAACTACTTACTTAACCCTGATAATCAAGAAGTAAAATTAAGAGTAAAAGCAAAAATTGATTTAGCAAAAAGAAATTAAGATATGACTGCAAACCAAATGGCCGATGAATTAGAATTGAAACTAGACAGAAGTGATAGTTTTGGTTCCCCTGGTTATGAAGATTTTGAATTATCTTCTGTACTAACAGAGGCTGAGCAGTTATATGTTAAAAAATACTTTGACGAATTAAATAATAGGAAGGGTAAAGGCTTCCAAGAAACAGAAATTAGGGATCAAGGTTTGGGGGCACTTATCAAAGATGCCCCTGCCCTAACCCCTTCTGCATCACAAGTAGGAATAATTGTGAATACAGATGTAACAGGAAAGTTCTTTGATTTACCGTTAGACCACATGTACACTATATACGAAGAATGTACTATAGATAAAGTAACTTGTGGGACAACAACTAATATAGTAGGGTATGTAGTACAAATTGCTCACAACGAAATGCAAAGATTTAGTTGGAGTAAGTACAAAAAACCTTTCTATAAGTCATCGGGAGATGCACGACTTTGGAGGTCAGAGTTTTCTAGACAAGTAACAGGTATAAGCCCAACAGCGCCTGCGACTGCTAAAAGACATGAAATATTTACAGACGGTACTTTTGGAATTATAGACTATCACATGCGATACGTTAAAAATCCTCAACCAATTGTAGTAGATAGAGATACTCCTGCTAATCAGCAAAACTGTGAATTAGATACTTCTACTCACATAGTTATAATTGATATAGCAATGGACTTAATGTATCAAAGAGTAAAAGAACAAAAAATGCAAATAGTAGAGCCTTTTAAGGAACTAGAATAATAAATAACAATAATATTAATTTAAAAACAAAACAAAATGTTAAGAAAAGCAAACAATGTATTTAGTGTATTGCTAAATGACGCTTCTAAATTGACTTCAGCGTTACCAGCAACGACTGCAGGTGTAGTTGTATCTGATTCTAATCTTGAGGCAGGTGCAATTGTTGTAACTGATTTAGGTTTACAAAGATTAAGTGCTGCAGAGTACACAGCTCTAAACAATGGTGATCAATTTCTTGTAGTACAAGGAAAAGGTGTTGGACAACCTCTTATGAAGTCTCCAGTATTAACTAAAGGTAAGATTAAATTGTCTGCAGCTCGTTTTAAAGCAGCTGTACAACAAGTTACTTCTTTTGGTTTTAATGGTACTACAGGTGCTTTGCCAACATCAAACAACACAGCTTTCTGGATTAAAATTCGTAAGCGTGATAATGATGCTGCTAACCGTTCTCAGCCAATGTCTCTTTTTGCAGGACCTGTTAAGACAGATTCTACAGGTACTCAAGCTGAATTAGCAATGTTGTTAGTAGAATCAGGTTACAAAAACTTTACTGCTCAAGAGCCTGCAAATGGTTATTTGAAAATGGAGGCTTTATGTGCTTCTGCAAGTTCAGTTATTGCTGGTCCAACATCTTTAAGCCCAGTATACAAATCCAAAGGAGTTGCTATTACAGGTGCTGTAACAACTAACGTTGCTGTAGGTGATTTTATCCGTTTAGGAGCAACTTCAAATACAACTCCAGTTTACCGAGTAACAGCTGTAACAGCTACAATGATTACACTAGACACTCCTTATGTTAGTCCAAGTGCTACTGTACTAATTGCTAATACAGGAGTTATTACTGCTGCAACTGCTGCAACTTCTGCATTTGGTATTCGTGTTACAGGCTTAGCTGCTAACTTTAATGTTAACACATTCCGTGATTACTACGCAAATCGTTTTACTGCAACTTTCTCTGATTCGTCTACATTGACTACTCACACAGCAGGTGCACAAAATGGTAATGGTGTATGGCAACAAGTTGCTATGGATGAGTACATGAACTATGGTTTTGAAGGACAAAACAATCAGTTGGCTGTACCTTCATTGGCTCGTGACCAAGTAGTTAAAATCCCTGGAGTTAATGGTTCAACTGTACTTACTTCTAAGTATTGTGCATTGAATATTTCTTGGGAAGAATCTATTTCAGGTCTTGTTTCTATGGCAGGTGGAAAAGGAAATGTAGTAATTTATGTTAACCTTACTGATGCTGCAGGTTTAGGAAAAATTTCTACACCAACAACAACAACAGGAAATGAACTTATCACTGTATTTGGTGGGCCTACTGCTTTCGGAGTAGCGGCTCTTACAGATTTGGATGAGATTTAATTTGTAATTCTCCAACCCCAGTAGCCTGCCACGGAATTTTGCTGTCGAGTGGTGGGCTACTATATTTTAACTATCACAAATACCTTTTAAAATGACTGTCGAAAAAAAATATATTAAAGATGCTTTTAATGAAACTTACGATTCTATCGATGTTTTTAAAAGTATAGAAACAGATATAGTAGGATACAGAAATAAATATGGAATTGTAATTCCATTAACTAATATTGATAACACTGATACTACAATAACAAACTCAATTTGGGCTAATAACTTTAAAGTTGTAGGATGTATTTCAGAAGATTTAGTATTACCTGCTAATTCTAATTTACAGTATTCATCTCCATTAGCAATGTGTGCAGGATACACTTTAACTATTCCTACAGGAACAAATCTAACTGTAATCTAAAAAATAAATAATTATGAGTATTATTAACGTAAATAATGTATTACCCTTTAGCGGCAGTTTAGTAACAGTAAATGGCGTTGTTACTCAAAAAACATTAACAGATACAATTCAATTGACAGATTTTGCTGTATCATCGGGTGCATCTAATTCAACATTTATTGGAACAAGAGCAGGTCAAAGTAATACAGATACAGCAAATACTTTTGTTGGATACTACGCAGGTAGAAATGCAACAAACGGACTTGGTGTTTTTGTAGGCAATCAAGCAGGGCAATCTTGTACAGGATTAGCAAATACTTTTATTGGTAATAATGCGGGAACATCTGTTACAGGAGACTTAAATGTATACGTTGGAAATGGAGCAGGAAATGCCGCAGGTTCAGGTCAAAATAATATTGCTATCGGCAATCAATCAATGCCTGCTACAATATCAAGTTCAAATTCTATTACTTTAGGAAATTCATCTCACACTGTTCTTCGTTGTGCTCAAACATCTATTACATCTTTATCAGATAAAAGAGACAAAAAAGATATTACAGATCTTCGTGCAGGACTTAATTTTGTAAAAGGCCTTCGTCCAGTTGAATTTGTTTGGGACGAAAGATCTAAAGAAGGTAGACATGATATTGCTGATTTTGGTTTTATAGCACAGGACTTAAAAGCATCACAAGAAGATGTAGATATGTCTGAAACTTTAAAGTTAGTTTATGAAGAAAATCCTAAAAAATTAGAAGCTTCTTACGGTAAACTTATACCTATCTTAGTTAAAGCTATTCAGGA